CCTAGCAGGGATAATTCCAGTAGCTGGTCAGCCACTCGACTTTAACTTTCCTTGGCACGATAGTTTAATACCCATTGGTCACAATTATCTCGCGGTTGAGAAAGCAGTGTTTGATTGTGTTGTTGCCGGATGTAATACAATTTGGCTTGTTTGTCCAAAAGACATGCAGCCTCTAATACGTTATCGCCTGGGAGATTGGGTTATAGATCCTATTCGTTACGATAAAGGACATACGTTTGGAAGTAGACCAAAAGTCTATGAAGTTCCAATATATTACACGCCTATGCACCCAAAAGATACAGGCCGCAGAGATTGTCTTGCCTGGAGCATTATAACGGGTGCCCAATACGCTTGGCACGTAAGCAGAAAGATAAGTCGCTTCGCTCATCCGGATAAATATTTTGTTTCGTTTCCTTACGGTATGTTTTCTCCGTGGTGGTTAAAGGATCATAGACCAGCGATAAGAAACACAGATAAAAACTTTTATGTTGAATGTGACAATCAAAATTTTAAAGATGGAAATTTCTTACCCTTTACTTTCTTTTCAGAAGATTTTTTAGAATGTCGTAAATATTTTAGGAAAAGTGAAACAAAAGGTTATGATGATAAGCTAAACAAGTTAAAAGCGTCTGAAAGTTGGACTGGTCGGTATTTTACTCACGATTTTGTTTTCAGCAAAGTAAACACAGAGGGCGCAACAACTTGTAGCCTGCCTTGGTATTATGATGTCTCTTCTTGGGAGGGGCTAAAAACTTGGTTAGGCGCCGAGCACAAACTAGAGAGGCCAAAAGACTTTCTAATGTCATATAACGAATGGAACCCACTAGGAGTAGATATTGAAGAAGACGATAAAGATAATTAATGAGGCGTTGTTTTACGTTTTGTTCTTGACACTTTTAATAGGATTTAGTAGTATGTATCAGTTACAAAGATTGTTTGGGAGAATAAATGTCCGAAAGAACACAAAGTAGTATTCCGTTTGTAGGGCTTCACGCTCATAGCGGAACAGGTAGTCCATTTGATGGACTCGGCTATCCTGGCGAACATATGGACTTCGCTTATCAAAATGGTAATGATGCCCTCGCTCTTACCGACCACGGGAATATGAATGGATTTGCTTATCAAGTCCAGCATGCTCAAAAGATGATGAAAGAAGGCAAAAACTTTAAGCCTATCTTTGGTGTCGAAGCTTACTTTCTGCCCAGCATTGAAGAGTGGCGTCAAGAACTTGAACGAGCCAAAGAAGATAAAAAAGCAAAGAAATCTATTGATAAATCTGCCTCTGGAACGACTATTGAAAACGAAGAAAATAAAAGAGAAGTTAAAAACATTCTTAATCGTCGCCGTCATCTTATTCTTTTGGCTCAAAATCAAACAGGGTTGAATAATATCTTTTCTCTTGTATCAAAGTCATACAGAGAAGAAAACTTTTATCGTTTCCCTCGTATTGATTATGCTATGCTTAAAGAACACAACGAAGGCGTAATCGCAGCCTCGGCTTGTCTTGGTGGCGTTTATGCTGGAAACTTTTGGGAAAATAGAGAAAAAGGTGATGAAGCTGTCCTCAACGCTATGCGCGAGACAACCAGAAACATGGTTGATATCTTTGGTGATCGCTGGTATGGTGAACTTCAATGGAATAACATACTTGAACAACACCAATTAAACCGTCTAATTGTAAAAGTTTGTGATGAATTTGGCGTTAAATTGATTTCTACTGCTGATAGTCACTATCCAAACAGAGACGCCTGGAAAGATCGAGAACTTTACAAAAGACTAGGTTGGTTGAGTAGGGGCATGCCCAAGTGGGCAAAAGATTCCGAACTCCCAGAAGGTGTTGAAGAAATTGGTTATGAATTATTTCCAAAGAACGGCGACCAGATGTGGGAGGCTTATAAAGATTATTCTGAAAAACTAGGAGTTGAATACAATGATGACCTTATACGTGAATCTATTGAAAGAACGCATCAAATCGCTCACGAACGTATTGAGCGGTTTATGCCCGACAACACCGTTCGTTTGCCGAACTTTGTTGTTCCCGCTGGTCAGACTCCCGATAGAGCCCTTGTCGCTGCTTGTGTGGATGGGCTTAGAGGGCTTGGCTTAACCAACAAAGCAGAATATGTTGATCGCCTAAAAGAAGAAATGAACATTATCAGCGAGCGAGGTTTTAGTAAATACTTTCTCACTATGAAGTCTATCGCTGATAAAGCAACAGAAGTTCAGCTAACAGGTGCAGGTCGAGGCTCCGCTGCAGGTTCATTAGTTGCTTATGCTCTCGGCATCACACAAGTTGATCCTATCAAATATAATCTTCTATTTTCTCGTTTTATGACGAAAGATTCGAAAGACTATCCTGATATTGATTATGATGTTTCTAATCCAATGGAATTAAAAGAAATGTTGATTGATGAGTGGGGCGGCAACACTGTCGTTCCTATCTCCAACTTTAACAAACTTCAGTTGCGCTCGCTAATCAAAGATATAGCAAAGTTCTATGAGGTTCCGTTTACAGAGGCTAACGCTGTTACTTCTAAAATGTTAGCTGAAGCAACGCCCATCGCTAAAAAGAAACATGGCATAAAAGCAGGTGTTTATGCGCCTACATTTGAAGAGGTAATGGAATATTCTGATTCTCTCAAAACGTTCCTCAGAAAGTATCCTAAGATTAAAACTCACGTAGAAGCCCTCGTTGGCGAGGTTCGTTCTGTGTCTCGTCATGCTGGTGGTGTGGTTATTGGCGAAGAGTTGGATAAATATATGCCGCTTATTAACTCTGGCGGTGTAACCCAAACGCCTTGGTCGGAAGGTCAACACGTTAGACAGCTAGAGCCAATGGGCTTTATCAAGTTTGATATTCTTGGCCTTTCTACTTTGAAAATGATTGAGGGGGCTGTCTATCACATCTTGAAGAAGCAAGGAAATCCAGATCCTACTTTCGAGGATATTAAAAAGTTTTATGATGAAAATCTACATCCTGATAGTATTAATCTAAAAGACAAGAAAGTTTATGAGAATATTTTTTGGAAAGGTAAGTGGGCAGGCATCTTTCAGTTCGCAGAGAAAGGCGCCCAGAACTTCTGTAAAAGAACAAAGCCAAAAAATATTATTGATATCGCCTCTATCACTTCTATCTATCGTCCTGGTCCGCTCTCCGCGAATGTTCACGAAGATTTTGTAGAAGCAAAAGAAAACCCAAGAGGCATTCGTTACGGTCATGATATTGTAAAAGAAGTAACAAAAGAAACTTATGGCTTTCTTATTTTCCAAGAGCAAATCGCATTGCTGGCCCACAGACTGGGCAAAGACTTGTCTCTGGATGAAGGTAATAAGCTCCGTAAGCTGTTGACTAAAAAGGGCACTGGGGCAGCTGTAGAACAAAAAAATAAAATAAAGCTTAAGTTTATTCAAGGATGTATCGATAAAGGTTTAAAGGAACAATGGGCAGAAAAAATGTGGGCGAAGTTCGAATACTTCTCCGGCTATGGTTTCAACAAGTCTCATGCCGTTTCATATTCCATTATATCTTTTCAATGTGCTTGGCTATTTAATTATTATCCTGATTGTTGGATGGCAGCTTTCTTGGACAAAGAACCAGAGAGCAGAAAAGAAAAAGCAATCAATATAGCAAAGAAGTTTGGGTTTAAGTTAGAGCCTGTCAATATTAATAGGTCCAGTTCTGTCTGGGATATTGGCGAGGACCAAAGAACGCTCATTCAGCCTCTGACTTCGATAAAAGGATTAGGAGACAAAGCAATTGAACAAATCATCGAACATAGACCATTTAACTCTGTTGAAGAACTTCTCTTTAGCAAAGAGATTGTCTATTCTAAACTCAATAAGAAAGCGCTGGATGTCCTCATTAAAGCAGAAGCAGTAGATGAGTTAATGGATGATAGATTCAAAAACCAAAAACATTTTTGGTTATCTGTTGCAGACAATAGACCTAAGACTAAAAAGAAGTTGTCTGAAAATATAGAAGAGTTTAAAGACACCGAAGATTTTACAAGAGATGAATATATTGAAACAAAAACTAATATTACCGGTATGTTTCCCTTGACTTTAGTTGTTTCAGATGATATAGTACAAAGATTAAATTACTATAAAGTCCCAACTATTTCTGAGTGGGACCATGATCTTGGTGTTGCCTGGTTCATTCCAAGAGAAGTAATTAAAAAGAAAACAGTAAAAGGACGTCCATACTTTATTGTTAAAACAATAGATAAAAATAGTGTTATGACAGACATTAGATGCTGGGGTGTTAATCCTGAAAAAGATAAATTGTTTGTTAATCGACCTTATATGGCGAAACTTAACTTTGATGAACAATGGGGTTTCTCTTCTAGGGGCGCCCTACAAAATTGGAAACTATTAGGATAAGGAGAAGAAATGCAACTTAAAGTATTTAGATTACGACACACTGCAAAATTACCTAAGCGCGCGCATGACGGTGACGCGGGAATGGATTTTTATTTTTGTCGCAAACAAGATAGCGCCAAGAGCACACCCGTATATCCTGGTGAAACTGTATTGTTTCCAACTGGTATTAAAGTAGAGGTACCAAAGGGATACATGTTGGAAATAAAAAATAAATCAAGTGTGGCGGCAAAAAAACAATTATTAGTCGGCGCATGCGTCATTGATTCTGGATATGATGGAGAAGTGTTTATTAATCTTCATAACGTAGGCAAACAAACACATTGGTTTAGTGATGGAGATAAAGTAGCTCAAGGTGTTTTAATTCCTGTAAATCTTTGCGAAGTTATTGAAGTTTCTGATCCCGACGAACTAAATAAAGATAGTACCAGAGGGGATGGTGCGTTAGGAAGCACAGGGAGTAGATAATATGAAAAAAATACTGAATGAGTGGAAAAAATTCTTAAAAGAGTCTTCACTCTCAAGATTGTATAGACATATGCAGGATCATGAAAGTGCCGCCCTTTCAGCATTTAGAAATGAGTTTACAAAAGCAGAAAATCTAGAAAGAAACAGAAAACTAAAAGCAGAGCTTCTTGGTAGAGGTTACGGCGTTACTCGCATACTAGGCTCTTACATTGAGAACTTTGAAACACCAAAAGCTATTGAAGTCGCAGAAGAAAGTTTCTTTGTCTCCAATAGAAAAGATGACCCAGATTTTGCACTTGAGATAGCAAGACTTGGTGAAGATTTTGACCAAGACTCAGTTCTTATTGTTGATAAAGGCGCACAAGACGCTTACCTTATGGGTACTTCACCTGAAGGTGAGTTCCCGCAGTACGGCAAGAAAGAAAGCGTAGGTGCATTAAAAATGGGAGATGAAGCAGAATTTATGTCTCGTGTTGGCGGCCGCCCCTATACCTTCAGCCCTAAAGAAATGAATGAGGAGCTAGAGGTCTTTGAGAATCTTTCAAGAAATGCAAAGATGGCTGTAAAAAGTATGATGTCTCGTAGAGAGAAAACAAAATGAAAAAACTTTTAGAAAATTTTAAGACTTACTTGACAGAAGCTCCTTTTACCGATTATAATAAAGGTGGTAAAGTGGTTTTGTATCATTACGCTGATCCTTACAGCTTAGAAAACCGATACGGAACAAGAGATCCAGAAAAATTTATATTAGACACATCTAACTTTGGCAAATCTTACTTTTCAAGGAAAGAGATGGAAGCTAGTTCGGTGCCAAGAGTTTTCTTTTATGTAAATTTAGATGATGTAGAAAAAATAGTTGTTGGCGGTAGAATACTGTACACTACAGAAGTTCCCGCTAGTGAAATCTACGATTTAAAAACTGACCCAGAGGGCTACATTAAAAAAATTAAACACCCGGATTATGGACTAAGAAAAGGTGTTGAATATAACGAACTTTTGGAGTTTATAAGAGATGAAAGTCCCTATAAAGGAGTTTTCTATGGAAGTTCATTTGATGTGGTTTCTTGGTTGGAACCAATAGAAATTTACAAAGCAAAAATGGAGGAAAAATGAATATTGGAGATTTAGTTTGGAATAATTATCACGGCGTTCTACGTTTTGGAACCATACAATCAAAACGAATCGATGAAACTGGTTGGGCTTATTACAAAGTAAATTGGCACGCTGACGAAACCTATGAAAAGGCCATGGCCCTGCGACAAAGACTATCACACAAAGACTACAAATTACAAGAATATAGAAAAGATCAAATCACATCAACCTCTAAGGACTTTCTATCAAGAGTTTTAGAGGAATGTACAAAATGAGTCTTGAAAGGAAACTACGACGCAAACAAGCTAAAAAAGGAAAGAAAAAGGCAGAAAAAGAGTTAGCAACAAAAGTTGCACTTTTTGGATATTTACCAAATAAATGCTTGACTTGTGACAGACCTTTTGATAAACTAGACCGTGAACAAGTAATGAGTTGGAATGTTGTCGTAAGACAAAAAGAAGAAAAAGTTAACCTTTACTGTCCCGAGTGCTGGGATAACGCACAACAAACAATAAAACAATATATGGAGGATAAAGATGCAGTTTTACCCGAAGCATAAAAAAGGCTTCATCTTTAATGAGGCCGTCGCTGAAGAACTAGGTGTTTTAAATGAATATCTAATGTATCATGATGATTATGATTATGATCCATTGGTTGAAATATTTAATGAAAAATTTGGTGTTGAACCTGATTATCCAAAGCATTTCAAATGGGAAAAAGGTGGATATGTTCAAGGTTTACAAGGTTTTGATTGGGACACCGAATATCTTCTTTTTGATGCGTACGTTGATCAACAGTATCCTGATGAGTGGGATAAGTTTACTGATAGTTTAGAAGATATGGACATTGAGATGATTGAAGGTTCTTGGTCGGAGTTAGGATGAGCGAAGATAAAGTTAATCGACCGAATCACTACAATGTAAATTGGAAAGGCGAACAAGCAATAGAAACCTACCACTATATTCGTTCTTGGAAAATGGATTACCCAGAGTCTAATATTATAAAATATGTCACTCGTCACCCTTATAAGGGCAAATCCCTAGAAGATTTAAAAAAAGCACGTTGGTACCTCGACAAGCTTATTGAAGAGGTAGAGGCAAAGGAAGGCACTTGCGAATGAGAGAAGCACTAACTTACGATGATGTACTTTTGGTACCACAGTATTCAGATATTAAAAGCAGAAAAGAAGTTTATTTAACTTCTCCATTGGATGAAAGTTTAGTATTTAAACTTCCGATTATATCTTCACCAATGGATACAGTTACGGAATCAGAGATGGCCTATACTATGGATAAATTTGGTGGATTAGGAATAATCCATCGCTATAATTCAATAGAGGAACAAGCCGGTTTGGTTGCTGAAGTTATGTCTGCCGGCGCAGAAAATGTTGGTGCTGCAATTGGTGTAAGTGGTGATTATTTTGAAAGAGCACAAACGCTTGTTGAGAACGGTGTTAGCGTTCTTTGTGTTGATGTAGCACACGGACATCACATACTAATGAAAAATGCGCTTGGTGTTCTTAAAAAATCATTTGGCGAATCAGTTCATATTAT